GTGGCGCCCGTCAAGGACAATCTGGGGAGCCGAGTCCGGCAGATGGACTCCGTTGATCCGGGGCCAAATGTAGACCGCACTAGCCGAACCGCCAGTCTTGTCTAACTGAGCCGAGAACTGAAAGTTAAAAACCCCAGTCTCATTAACAAATATCTTCGACGTTGGAACGCCGCGAGTAACTTTAAATTCAGAAACAACTGAGTTGTACGTAAACAAATTGACTGTATTGGCTACCGGATTCGTCTGCGTCGTGGTGTCAAAATACGAAGCATGAGGCGTAGGCGAGTTGACCTTGCTTGTCAGGCTTGTAAAGAAAAGTCGTAATACGCTCGACAACTGATCCTGATATTTCCGTTCGTAAGCATTCGGAGCAACAGGAAGACTTGGAGGTACGACACCGCGAGGATTTGCCATCAGCGTCGTCCGTCTGGTCTAATATCAATACGCATCGCGCCTACCTGCCAAGTTTCACCTAGTGCAGTAGAAGCCACACGAAAGGCAACCTGCCTCCCTCTGATGCGGGTATAGACCTGTCCGTTATATTGATCAGCCGCAATCGGAATAGTCGCAGTCACATACGGGCTGCTTGACGAGTTGTACGCCGAGCCTGAGTTCTGCCGAGCCTTGATAGTCAGCAACACATTTGGCGGATTTGGGTTTGGACTCTGTTCTGTCCCTGCCGTCGATCCTGCAAACGTGAGGTCAGGCAAAATACGCCAGACGTAGGCAAAGTTATGTCCCTCGCCAATATCAAAGTCTGACGATTCGATGTATGCCTCAATAGGTTGCGGAGATGGGCCTGAGTCATCATCAAGACCAAACTCTTGCAATAACACTTGGTTTGGCACCCGCAGCGTTACATCTGAGTTGATGACATGACTTGCGGCGGTAGTTTGATTGACTCCACGAATGCAGTTCGGCAGTTCGTTTGGATTATCAATTGATTTGCCGCTGTACGAGATTTGCTCCGAGTCAATCAAAACGGTGCCTGAATCCGGATATGACGAGCCGTTGATCAGAGTAATCGTCGTCTGAGTAGCATTAATGGCAGCATCAAGATAAGAAGACTGAACGCCAAACGCAGCTAGCGGGTATTCACGAAGACTCTGCTCAGACCACGCTGAACGGTTCAATGTACCGTAGTACCAGCTTTGTTCAAGGTAATTATAAATGACGTAGCTATCGTTGACCGTGCTGTTAGCAGACGGGTAGAACCACCAGATCTCGCTGAAACCTTCATTGTGTCCGCAGGCGACCTGCGCCGCTTGAGACATATTAATGTTGTTGAACACGAACGTACGCAACGTACATGGCAGCGTCTCGACACGACCAGTGTAGGCGTAGAACTTATCTCGTCCCATCCAATACGTGACGTTGTTCACAGTTCGCAGACAGTTCTGCGAGATGATGGAAATGTCTTGGTCTAGGAGGTTAAAACTCCACACGAACGGAGGCCCGATGTACTGCATCGAATAGATGGCAGCGTCAGTCCAGACCAGCAATTCTTGACGAGAGTTATCCGATGCAACGATGTACGAGCCGTGCGACAGACGTTGTTCACCAGACTGGTTGGTAACTTCAGGCACCCACTCCCACGGGTTATCTTGGTCAGCCCAACGCACAAGGAGCGGGTCAAAGTCAGTCGTGAAGTCAGTCGGATCGTATGGAGTTGCTCCCATGCAAACCGTGAAGTCGTTAATAGCCGAGTCGATGACCAGATTTACTTCTCGCGGAACATGACGACCGGCGTAGCTAAAGTCCAACGTCAACGTGCCTGATGCAGTCGCAGCGGCAGACAAAGGAACGGTTAAGCCACCAGCCCAAGTTTCAAGAACGTACGCGCCAGCGGGGATGTTTGTTCCGGTTACAACCGAGCCAGTATTGATACCAGTTGCATCAGAGACAGTGATGGTTGTTGCGCCAGATGTAGTTACGCCAACGCTTGAAAATTTAACGACCGTGTTGGCTTTGGTTGAAAGCGTAACTGCCCGTGCCCAAGTCGTCGTGTCACGTTCCCAATAGAAAACTTCTCCGCCACGTTCAGCGAAGATAATGTCGTTACCGTAGTTAAACGCAGACCAGATACGAAGTTGAACGCCTTCTGGAACATTTGACCCCCAGCCACCAGCGCCCCACGGGGGTCCGCCCCAACCTACACCGGTTGTATATACAGCGTTGCCAGCGTTGATATCAAACGTAGCAATTACAGCCGAACCTCCACCCGTAACAGCAGAGACGTTGATAGATGGTGAGAAGATCGTGAATGTGTTGCCGCTAGGTATAGAGACAACTTCATACGGACCATTTATGTACAGAGGCTGACCACCGACAGTCAGCGTAGTCGCACCTGAGAACGATACATACGTGCCAAGCGACAACCCGTGGGCTGTTTTGGAGACAAATATATTTCGAGTATTTGCTTCTGTAGTAAAAGGATTAACAGTCAGACTTGCAGTTGAAGCGGCCGGAGTGATGTCGTTGTAGTCACCGCCTAGTTCTACATAGACCTTCTGGTTGGTCCCAACGAACATCAAATTCAGTCCGTCTGTGGTGACGTAGTTCCAGAGGTATCGGGCAACACCATCATAGGTATCGCCAGTGTCAGAGGAGTTAGTCCAACCACCGATCTTCTGGGCATAGCCAGAACGAAAGCGAACCTTATCGCTGCTGTAGTAACCGCCTTCGTTGGCGTAGTTAGTGGATTCGCGGTTTACGCCAGCGCGGAATTGAAGTTTTTGCAGTGCCATCAGGCAACTCCAGATAGATACAGCGCACGTTCATCGTTACGCCGTTTGACCAGACCCGGCAGCACTCTACCACCCGCCTTTGTCCACTTCAGAAATTCGTCAGCCGCTTCCTCAAAGTCACCCCGGTTGGTCTTCATCCGAAGGGAAGAACGCTGGAGATTGCCAAGACCCACGTTGAAGGCAAAACTGACGAGAGAATCGAAGATTCCTTGATTGCCAACAGAAGCAGGGCAAAGTCGAACCACGCCACGCTCAAACCGACCAAGGTCTTGAGCAAGTATCCAGTCCACCTCGTCCATCGTGAGAACCCGGTCCCAGCCTGCGGGTATCGGTAGATCTTTGCGTTCATTAAATGGGGTAGCGGTGTGTTTTGGGTCAATCACATGGCCGACACCGACAGTCCACAAGAGAGCAGGGCAGCGGTAAGGCTTGGTCCGTACCCCCTCGTGATGTTTGATCATGTCGATGGCAGCCTTGGAGACTTTCACTTTTTGCCAAACGCCTGTGTGCCGAACCAAAAGGCAATGATTGAAGACAGGATTAACATCTCGTCATCCGAAAATACTTCTGCCATCGCAGCGGCAAACGGCACACCCGTGTTGTAGGCGTACCAAACACCAGCAATGTTGATGGCGACAAGCTCCAGCACGAAGATGTAAGTCACAACCGGACGGACAGAAGCCCGGAGGTTGATCATCCACTGACTCGCGCCCTTGCCGATTTCCATGTCGTGCTGATACAGGGCTTGGCGTTCTTCGCCTGCGGTCTGTGTCTGAATCTGCTCTAGTTTGATCTCTTCGACCCGAGCCTGAGCAATGAACCCACGCTCAGCCAGCGCCAACTCACGCTCCTTCTGGGCAGCAACCAGAGCCAACTCATGTTTCTTATCCTGCCGGTCTTGGAAGATTTGCAGGATCTTGGGCAGCCCACCTGCGAGGAACGACAGGAAGGTTGAGATCATCGTCATCATGGATGCGTCCTCTTGTACTCATCGAACTCGGCTTTGAGTTCTTGGATGGCTTTGATTAGCGGAGCAATCATCTCTTCGTAACCGATAGACAGCACATCCTGACCGCCGTTGATCTTGTGATCTTGGTAGCCACCAAAATCCACGCCCATCGCATCCATCGTGGCTTTGACTTCTTGAGCAATCAGACCTTGATGGAAACGGTTGCGTTTGTGCGTACCGTCATGGGTCAGGTTATCCAACTTACAGGCTTCATCGTATGCAGCCCAATCTTCGGGTGTCGCATCCGGACCCGGTTTGGGCGGTTTATAATCGTCACGCATATCCCAGCGGAACTTGCGCGGCTGCAATGCCATGATGAAACTCAGGCCGAGATCAGTATCTTGAATGTCAGCCTTGTCACGAGCGTCCGAACGATCTTGGACAGCGCCGTAAGCATAGGTGGTGGTATTAGAAGCGCCTAATTGAACCTGACTATTTCCAGTAACAGCAGAGTCATAGCCAAGACAAGTAGAATTGGTGTAATTACCCGTTAGATAAGCAGAATCACCAAGAGCAGAATTAGTTGTGCCAGTAGTTATGCCATTTCCCGCTTGATACCCAACTAACGTATTGGCAGCGCCACTAATGACGTTCTGTCCAGCATACGCGCCTATTAAAGTGTTCCAGTTCGCCGTCGTTAAGTCATAACCGGCTTGAAACCCAAAACAAGAGTTATTTCCACCGGTTGAAAGCACGTTAAGTGCTTGCATCCCAACAGCGGTGTTTTCTGTTCCAGTTGCAGTTCCACCGCCTTGCATCGCGCCGCGTCCAATCGCGGTGTTAAAATTGCCAGTTAGGTTATAGCCAGCGAAATAACCGAGAGCCGTAGTGCTACTTGCAGAAACTATTGAACGTGCGGCTCCATAACCAACTGCGGTAGTGAAGTTACCAGTGGTAACAGAAGTTCCAGCCTCATAACCAACGAATACAGAACTAGTGCCAGTGGTCACGCTATCGCCAGCATCAATGCCAAGCGCAGTT